CCGTGCATTTACGGTTGACACAATGGCGATTTGTGTTAATATATTAATATAATCCTACCGTTCTGACCAAATTATCACCAGTTGACACCTTTTACCAATGTGCTATACTATAGAATGAAACAGATAACACAACAAGACAAATTGGAAACATTACTAACCAAGATGTCAGAGGGATTGATACAAATACACAAAGAGACTTGGCCAGACAAAGAGATGATCAAAGTGTACGCCAACAGACGATGGGGCAACAGATATCACAGAGGCTATAGGTTCAGTTGGATGATCACACACAAGGAAGCACCAATGGGTTATTGGCAGGACATCACCCTGTTGAGAAGAGAGGATCTGATCCAGGCCAACCAGACAATGATGAAGTTGGGATTTGAATTTAAGTCTACGCCTTGGGTGGGACCTAACGGTTGACAGCCTGGCGAGGGTGTAGTATAATATAGGCAGGGGACGGTTGTCTACCGTGGCCAATATCCAGATGGCCGTCCCCTGAATTCAGGCTGGCGTGGTGCCCTAGTTCAATTGCAAAAATATCCAAATCATAGGGGGTTGACAAGAACCAGATCCCTGTTATAATCGTACTGACAGGGCAAGGTGCGGACCTTTGTCCAGTCTCTTTACAAGGGGGTGCATCAGGTTCATACCCGTGCCAGGTGCACCTTTTCAAATCTAACGCAAATTTGCTTGACGCAAAAAAACGCAAAAAAACCAGCAAAACGCAGGTTGACGCATTTCCAATCCGTGCTATAATTTACTATAACAAAAGGAGCACAATGACGGAAAAGATAACAAAAAAAGAGGCAAAGAGATTCGTAAGGGAACTGCCTAGCAAATTAGGTCATCTCGCACAGGTGTATGACGCACACGACGAAGCCACAGAGCACCACGTTGAAACAACACCAACCACATACAGGACTGAATTCCAAAAGGTAAGGGGTGTCAATATTGTGGTACACACGGACACACAGATACCTGATGCTGTCAGCGACAACATACAGGACGACCTGTTTGACCAGATTGACATACTGAATCCTCAACCACAGAAGGGCCTTTTCCTGCTGAGGGTCAGGGTGGTAGATAATGAAATGGACAACGCGGCCGCGGCCTATGTACCGTGGGTATCAAACAAACAATTTTGGCGGGCACTGCCTGAAGGCACATTGAGGGCGGGTATCGTACAGGTGCCCAGAACAACCATTGACGATGACACGGATACAGAGATCCAGAGGGCGATGAGGCACGAACTATGGCACGCGATTGATGACATATTCAGATGCACACCAGAGATGCAGGATGAGAAGTCAGAAGATATCGTGGACGATGACGGTATGTACGACCTGGTGAAAGAATTGATGGTAGAAAAGATCAAAGAACTGGGTCGTGAGCAGTGGCTGAAATCAGGCATCATCCAAAGTGTGTATGAGGGTATGAAGCAGTATCTTGAAGTGGCTCCAGAGGACTTCGTGCATAGGATGATGGCGAAGCAGTATGGTGTTGAACCATACACGGATACCGCGTATCACTTGTCACACCAATTGCACACCAACATCGCGATAAATGGCATCCAGATGTTGAAAAATATAGACCAGGTTATGAGGGACGAAACGGGCGGTGACAAAATGCACAAACATTATTTCAAAACTTTCGCTGGAGCAGTATTGGCCAGCATTGATAACACGAATGGATACAGACCACAACTGGTGAAAGAATTGAGGTCGTTGCCAGGCTGGGTTGGAAAGTATTTTAGGTAGAAAGGGGGATTATGACAGCACTGACAACAACATTGAACACATTGTCACTACCGCAGGAAGAACAACAGAAGGCAAAAAAGGCCCTGTTGCACTATGCCTGCTACATCGCTTTGACGAATGCCTTGAAAAAATAGGCACAGGGTGGCGGAGAGTGCTCCTTCGCCACTTTACCAAGATTTAGGATTGACAAAAACGTCTATCGTAAATATAATAATAGAGCATACAAGGAGAAAACAAAAATGTACACAGAATTAGAAATAGAACAAGACAATTTGTTGTTGTTGGACAACATTATTGAGAGATTCAACAGCCACGAAGAAGAATTTGATCAACCTCAACGTAATGATCGTGAAATATGGAAATGGGTTGACAAGATCAACAAGAAAACATTCGCCATAATCATTGAAGCGGCCATAAAACACACGGATTTCACCAAGGATCACCAACAATGGTCAGAGAAGGTGTTGCAACGCAATCCTTTCCAATTACGACCTTACACAAAACGATTCAGAAGTGCCATTGACAACAAAATGACCTGGCATATGCTGATGATGTTGAGAGAAAGAGTGAAGAACACTCCAAACAAAACCACTAATCTATTCCAAACACTTTTCAACTAAAAAAAATAGGTCCCAACACGGCATAATAAATACTCCAAACAAGGAGATTATTATGCCATTCAAGAACGGAAACAAACCCTGGAACAAAGGACTCAAGGGCGACCCCAGGAACGGCTGGACTGACGAGAGGCGTGCAGAGATGAGCCGCAGGATGACAGAGAAGTACAAGGATATGGGTGAACAACCACACCGTTGGCTGTTTCCAGAACATCTGCGACAACACAGATACAGATTCCTTCGTGCCAAGGCACAGGCCAAGTATTGGTGCCAACCCTGGACAATCACCTGGGCGGAATATGTGAAGTTATTTGATGAGTGTGAAGGTACGTGGGGCAGGAACAATGAATCAAAGAATCAACTGGGCAAGGACACACACATAAACCTGGTAAGGATCAACACACTGAAAGGTTGGCAGATGGACAATGTGAAACTTATGCAGAGAGACACCGCGATGCGTAGGCCAAGACCCAAGGATGAACAGGGAAATTTTATAAAACGTGTTAGGCGTAATAGTCAGTAAATAACAACAACGGAGATTGCCAATGCCAAAAGCAAAACTAGTCACGAGATCAGGTACAACAGCCAACTCAACAGAAAACATACCAAAAAATTCAGGACTCACAAACGCAGAGTTGGATGGTAATTTTATTGGTGTGCGAGATCAAGGATTCAGGATCAGAGCAGATGATTCAACACAACACACAGTCAACGCAGACACACAGGTTAATTTTCCAAATGCCACTATAACCGTAGATGCCAATGGCGACCTTGAGATTTCAGTACCAACCACATCAACCAGTGCCAGTATTTTCACATCTTTACAAGTTTCAACTACAGGTGCTTCAGGCACTGACATTGGTAACCTGATGCGTGTGAACAAGTCACAGATAGATTTCAATCACCAAGGTTCAGTTGACTCAACAGCCACCTTTTGTGTTTTTGGAAATGATGCACAACAGGCCACAGGAAATCGTCCATTGTGCATAAACCTTGATGGCGTTCACGAAGGTTGTGAAGTGGGGTTGGCACCTTACAATTCAGGTTCATTGCCAACGACACACACGCCAGGTCTTCTCATAGCCATATCAAACAATGGACACAAGCCTGCCTATTATGATGGTTCCAATTGGAGATATGTAAGCGACAACTCTACCGTTTAACAAATAAATATCATTGTAATTACAAAGGAGATCCTGGATGCCAACAAAGGCCGCTATTGTCACAAGAGGACAATCTACAAGTACCATATCAAGTAATAATCTCAACAAAGGTGCCGCTCTAAGTTTTGAAGATATTGACTCAACACTGATCAATCTTCGTGATGCCACTTTTGGCATACAAGCGGATGATTCAACCACACAGAACATTTCACAAGGCGATACCATAATCGTCAAAGGTGGCACAGGGGTCACAACTTCAACATCAGGTTCAACTGTGACTATAAACTCCACGGCAGACGCCGCAATAAATATTGACGGTGGAGATGCCGCCAGCACATATGGTGGACTTACAAGCATAAACGGAGGAGACGCAACATAATGCCAACACAGATTCAATTAAGAAGAGACACAGCCGCAGATTGGACATCCAACAACCCCACACTAGCACAGGGTGAGTTTGGTTGGGAGTCAGACACAAACAGATTCAAGATAGGTGACGGTTCCAGCAACTGGCAAAGCCTTGCCTATGCTTCAGATGGCGACACAGCAGGCATAACTTTCGTTGGTGATGATTCATCAGGAACAACAGTAAGTCAAAACGAAACATTCAAGATAGCAGGCACACAGAACATTTCAGCGGCAGTAAGTGGTGACACACTGACCCTAACTGGTCCTGATCTATCAACATACCTTACAGCGTCAAGTTCTACAACACTGACGAACAAGAGCATAGACGCAGACAACAACACAATTTCAAACATAGAAGTTGACAATCTTAAATCAGGTGTACTAGACACAGACATAAGTTCAGTGGCTGGCACGGACACCACTCTGGCATCAGCCAAGGCGATCAAGACATACGTTGATGCACAGATACAGACCAAAGACAACACAGACGAGATCACAGAAGGATCTTCAAATTTATATTACACAGATGCAAGAGCACAGGCAGTTTCAATAAACAATCTTTCTGAAGACACAACACCGCAACTGGGTGGCAATCTTGACCTTAACGGCAATGACATAGTCACGACTTCAAATGCTGACATTGAGTTGGCGGCAAATGGAACAGGTAAGGTTTTAGTAAAAGGAAACACCAATCCAGGCACAATAGTTTTAAATTGTGAAAGCAACTCACACGGACAGACAATTAAATCACAACCACATAGTGCTTCTGTCACAAACACATTAACACTGCCAGCAGGTGGTGACCAAGAGATTGTTGGAACAGCGGCAACACAGACATTCACAAACAAGACATTTGATGCTGAAGGCACAGGCAATGCCCTATCAAATGTGGATGTGGCAAATTTAAAATCAGGTGTGTTGGACACTGACATCAGTTCAGTATCAGGCAGTGACGACACAATCGCTTCTGCAAAAGCAATCAAGACCTATGTAGATGCACAAATAGCCACAAAAGATAATTCAGATGAGATAACAGAAGGTTCTACCAACCTATATTTCACAAACGCAAGAGCGGATGCGAGAATAACAAACGCATTGAAAGATGAAGACACTATGTCTTCAGACAGTGCCACTCACGTGCCATCACAACAGTCTGTGAAAGCATACGTAGACGCACAGGATGCCGCGATAGCATCAGACACATTGACATTGACGAACAAAACCATAGATGCCAATGGTACAGGAAACAGTATCACAAATTTAGAAGTGGCAGACCTTGCTTCTGGTGTGTTGGACACAGACATATCAAGTGTTTCAGCATCAGACAACACCATTGCTTCTGCAAAAGCAATCAAAACTTATGTAGATGCACAGATAGCCACAAAAGACGCATTAAGCGAATTGAGTGGTGACACAGATGACGTCAGCGAAGGGTCAAGCAATCTTTATTTCACAAATGCAAGGGCAGACGCTAGGATAACAAATGCTCTAGTTGATGAAGACAATATGTCTTCTAACTCAGCAACACAGATTCCATCACAGCAGTCAGTGAAAGCATATGTTGACGCAGAGGTGGCAGGCGTTGTTGACTCAGCACCAAGTGCCTTGAACACATTGAATGAACTGGCGGCGGCATTGGGAGATGACTCAAACTTCGCCACAACAACTTCAACATCATTGGGCAACAGATTAAGAATAGATGTCAACAACCAAGGATTGACTTCTACACAGAAAACAAATGCCGCGACAAACCTAGGTTTGAACACAGTGGCAACTTCAGGTGCATATTCAGACCTTTCTGGAACACCAACCATACCAAGCAACAACAACCAACTGACAAATGGTGCAGGTTTCATAACAGATTCAAACATAACGGTTGTTGGTGATGATTCATCTGGTGTCACATTCAGCACAAAGAACAATGACAACTTGAAGATAGCAGGTGGTACTAACATAACAACTGCGGTATCAGGAGACACAGTGACGATCACTGGTCCTGACACATCAGGTTTCATAACAGCAAGTTCAACAACCACATTGACCAACAAAACATTTGATGTTGAAGGTACTGGCAACAGTATATCAAACATTGATGTGGCGGACCTAAAGTCAGGTGTGTTGGACACAGACATTTCAAGTGTCAGTGGCAGTGATGACACAATAGCATCAGCCAAAGCGATTAAAACATACGTTGATGCACAGATAGCCACAAAAGATAATTCAGACGAGATAACAGAAGGATCAACGAACTTATATTTCACGAATGCAAGGGCAGATGCGAGAATCACGAATGCACTCAAAGACGAAGATAATTTTGCTTCAGACAGTGCAACTCACGTGCCATCACAGCAATCAGTCAAGGCCTATGTGGATGCACAAGATGCCAACATAGCCAGTGACACCCTAACATTCACAAACAAAACATTTGATGTAGAGGCAACAGGAAACAGTATTTCAAACATAGATGTTGCTGATCTAAAATCAGGTGTACTAGACACAGATATTTCAAGTGTGGCTGGTACAGATACTACACTTGCTTCTGCAAAAGCGATCAAGACCTATGTAGATGCACAAATAGCCACAAAAGATAATTCAGATGAAATCACAGAAGGTTCATCTAACCTTTACTTCACAAACACAAGGGCAGATGCTAGGATCACTGCGGCGTTGATTGACGAAGATGATATGTCATCCAACAGTGCAACTAGATTACCTAGTCAACAGAGTGTCAAGGCATACGTTGACGCAGGTGACCTAAGTCTTATTGATGAAGACAATTTCTCAACAGACTCAGCAACTAGACCACCATCACAGCAATCAGTCAAGGCTTATATTGCGACACAGATAGCAACCAAAGACAACACAGATGAAATAACAGAAGGTTCATCAAATCTATACTACACAGATGCGAGGGCACAGGCAGTATCCATAAACAACCTTTCTGAAGACTCATCACCACAACTGGGTGGCGACCTTGATGTCAACGGACAAGACATTGTCACAACATCAAATGCCAACATAGAACTTGCTCCAAACGGAACAGGTAAGACAGTTTTAAAAGGAAACACGAATCCAGGAACATTGATATTCAACTGTGAAAACAACTCACACGGACAGACGGTGATAGCACAACCACACAGTGCTTCAGTCACTAACACACTGACGTTGCCAGCAGGTGGAGATCAAGAGATTGTTGGAACCACAGCAACACAAACATTTACAAACAAAACTTTGACATCACCAGTGTTGAACACAGGTGTTTCAGGAACAGCAATACTAGACGAAGACAATATGGCCAGCAACAGTGCCACACAACTTGCAACACAGCAATCTATCAAAGCATATGTTGATTCAGAAGTTTCAGGTTCAGGTGGCGGTGCCGCAAACGCATTCAAAACAATATCAGTATCAGGACAAGATGATGTAGTGGCAGATTCAGCAACAGACACGTTGACTCTTGTTGCAGGTTCTAATATGACAATCACAACCAGTGCGTCAGGTGACACAATCACATTGGCCGCTTCTGGAGGAGGCAGTGGAATCACAGTACAGGAAGAGGGTTCATCACTGTCCACAGCAGGAACTACCCTTAACTTTGTTGGTTCAGGCGTCACAGCATCAGGAACAGGTGCCACAAAAACTATCACTATCAGTGGTGGCGGTGGCGGATCCACAGGTGACCTTGCCATAACAGGTTCAACAATCAGTTCACCTTCAAATGGTGACCTTACTCTTGAAACATCAGGCACAGGTGGCATAGTGCTCAACCCTGCAGGCACATTTGCAGATTACAGAGAAGATGGGTATATGTCTGCCGCAACCACGGCAACAAGAAATGCAGGTATGACCAGGATTGCAGATTACAAAGAGCAAACCAACGGTGAAAGAGCATATAGAAATAATTCAATGTACATAAAACTGACAGGATCAGATTCCAGCAGTTCAAATTGTAGATGGAGAAACCAATTCAACGCACAGGTTGACCAAAACGGTCTTGACTCAACGAACACAGGAACCAGTCGTGGTATAGGACATTTCTTCAACACAGCCACACTTAACACTTCTAGTCACGGTGTACAAGTTGGAACACACAACGGTATTAGTTTATGGTCAGAGGTTGGTGGATACAGCACTGATCTGCAGAATGGTGACATCACGCAAACAAATCAATTTGGTGGTAGATTTGCCATAGTGCAATCAGCACCATCAGGCAAGACAACAACAGTCACTAACGCCTATGGTATGCACGTTCGTGGTAGCACTGATGGTAGTGGAACAAAAAATCTTACAAACGAATACCTTTTCTATGCAGATAAAGGTGGCATCACACCAAGTGGTGAAAACTACAACTTCTATTCAGAAGATGAAAGTGCCAATGAACGGTTTGGTGCAATAAAGAAATTCAATGAAGGTGCATACACGGCATCACATTCAGGCAACGGCACATACACAGTGGACTTTGACAACGGAAACTTACAGATTGTGACCCTTGGTGCCAACATAACAAGTTTCACGATGAGCAACTTCCCAACCAGCACAACACAGTCAGTTGGTGTCACTCTCTATCTTGTGCAAGACGGCACAGGTTCAAGAACAATGACATTTTCACCAGGCAGTAGTGAGACATTCAAGTTCGCAAACGGTGCCAATTCAAGTTCAGTAAGTAGTGCAAATGACATACAGACGGTTTACATATTTTCAAGATACAACGGATCAAGCAACACTTACTATTGGACACTTGGTCCAGTTTATAGTTAAGGAGTACGAATGACATTTCCTGGAGTAGGAAGAGCAGTTTTTATAGGCGGCTCACTGGGTGGAGGCACAGGCAGGACTACGGATTGGAGCACATACAACGGCACCAATGACACAGCCTGGCAACAGTGGATCAAGGATGATTCATCAGCATTGGGAACCACATATCAAGCCATAAAAGGATTCAAGAAAGTTGGTCTGTCCAGTTCAGGCAGTTTCTTTATGGGTGTGGACAACAATGGCACACAGACCATAGCCAAGTTCGTGCCAGACACGGATGATGCCACAGCAGGACATTTCACATTGGGTTCATTCCACAACCTTGGCACCAACAAGGTGCAGATGGTCAACAACGGTGCGGAGATGGTGTTGACCAGTAATGTTGACAGCGGAACCATAGTGGTTTTCAATCAGGAGTTATCAGATTCAGGCAAGATATCAGGACTGGCCTCAAATCTGCCAAACGACAACTGGGACTGCACGGTTTATGAGACCACCGCTTCATCAGGTGGCTCAAGTTCACCAAGCGGCACCTACAATTACACTGAACACTTCTGGCACTCTCACGCAGATATGATTGTTTGGTATATGCACGACGCCCCAGATAACGAACTTAAAGGCGCGGCACACGTGTGGCTTAAAGGCAATTATTCATTCAGACACAACACAGCCAACGATAGCAACAGTGGCGGTTCAGGCCTTGCAGGCTTGCTCACATCGCCCAGCACACAGCCAAACTATGGCGGTGAACACGATTCTGTAGACAGACGTGGTGACACCTATTACAACAGCGGATCAATGGGTAACAAGGACAATTTTATACCACACATCCACAGGATGAGAAAACACCTGGAACCTGATGACAACATCACAGACTTCAGCGGCTTGATTGGACAGAGACAGACTGAGAGGCTGTTTATGTCATTGAACATATTTGACAATGATGGCACAACATCAGACAACGTGTTCAAGATGGGTTTGCTTGACCACTACGCCAATAACGGTGGTGGTGGATATGGTGGTACAGGCCTATCTTTCACCTTGCACAATGAAAACAGTTATAGATCAAATTCTGATGTCAAATATTACACACCCACTGGACGTAGTTCAAACAACACCAACCCAGACAACAATGTCAGTATGGTTAAAAACGACAGTATGGTGCAGGTGTATGGTGATGAGACAGGCACCAACGGCGGAACACTGTACGTCACAGCAATGAGTGACACCACAGAGACCGCAAGTTCACAATACAATCCTACTGCCCACGACGGTGGCGTGGCAGAGATGTTTAGATTTGATGAAGTCACAGCAAACAACACACACAGCACCAATGCCAAGATTGTTTCAAGCACTACCACAAGTGACAGTTCAAACACAGGCTTTGATGCAGAAGATGTGTGCATAGGCGACCTACACGGCGATTACTTTGGCGTGGCCTGGAGACAGGGCACAACAGCATACGTCAGTGTTTTTGAATTACAGGAACAGACTTCTGATATGCCCTTGATAACAAGGGTGGCAGACTCAATCAATTTAGGAACAGTGCCCAACGCAGGCAGGATGGCATTGGCACGATTAGGTAATGGTGTGGCAGTTTTAACCTGTGGCAACTATTATAGGATTATAAAGACCAACACAGTTTAAGTAAATATACAAAAAGGAGACTAACACAATGGCAACTTGGCCCGCAGGAACAAAAGCAGGAACAACAAATTTAGACGCAGGTACAGATTCACCTAGACTGGCAAGACCAGACATCAAACAGAATGTTGACAACGTCAATGCGATCATTGATATGTTCAACATAGATTCTCCTTCAGCAAACCAGATTTTAAAATACAATTCAGGCAACGCAAGATTTGAATTGGCCTCTGATGCCACAGGCACATCAACAGGCATAACATTTTCAGGTGATGACTCAGCAGGCATCGCCATAGCAGATGGTGGTGGCCTATACATACGGGGTGGCACGAACATCACGACATCAACTAATTCAGATGGCACACTGACAATCACAGGTGCCGCAATTCCAACCAACACCAATGCTCTTACAAACGGTGCTGGGTTCATAACAGCATCAAGTTCAGACACACTGACCAACAAGTCAGGTGCTGTATCAATGTTCACAAACGACGCAGGCTACATCACAAGCAATGGCAACGGTGACCTTACATTCACAGGGTCAACTATAACATCACCTTCAAACGCAGACATAACACTGGATCCTGCAGGCACAGGTGACATAAACCTAAACGCAACAGCAAGATTCAATGTTGGCTACAAGGAAGACATCAACGCATTGACAAGTTCAACAGGTATAACAGTTGATGCCGCTTTGGCGAGTGTACACACAGTGACACTGGCACACAGCACTACATTCACAATTTCAAACCTACCAACAGGTGGTAGCGTCACAATAATCATCACACAGGATGGCACAGGTTCAAGGACAGGTGCTTTCGCTTCTACCAAGTTCGCGGGAGGCACACCAGCACTATCAACTGGCGCCAATGACATTGATGTTGTCACGATATTCAATGATGGCACAAACCAAATAGCAACAATAGCCAAAGACTTCGCGTAGGAGAACTATGCCAATAGGATTCGCCAAAAGCATTTTAACCACAGGCACAACTGGACCAGCCGTCACCATAATTGAAGTTGACTCAGCGAGTACAACTTCCAGTTATAACCATCTATTTTCAAGAAGTTATACCACCATACAGGATCCGCTTGGGATAGTGGGCACGGCCACCACAGACAATCAGACCAATTCATTTGGCAAATATCTACCAATAGCCAATGGCACATACACTGTGGAACTTACGGCCATCAACGGCATACCACAATCAAGTGCTGGTCCAAACTTCACAGCAACTTTCAGCATATCAATTGGACGTATCAGTTCTTCAAGTGGCGTCCTCACTGGCCACGCAGTATACGGCGTTGGCCCAAATGTGACCAAATCAAACAACGGTGATGAGACAATAGGTGATCCTGGCCTGCCTTACAATCTTTCAGGCGTGGATGGCGACACGGTGACTTTTGATTCATCAGGCAACGTAAAAGGAGTGTTCACAAAGTTCGCGGCACCATATGGTGGCCACACTGCGGCCATTCCAAGTGTAAGGATACAGTTCACGGCAACTTAACAATAAATATGTTTGTTATATAACAAAGGAGAAAACAACAATGACAGCGGCAAGCGATTATTTAGAAAATAAATTATTAGATCACGTCTTGAGACAGACCGCAGGTAATTTCAGTGCACCAGGAACAGTGTATGTTGCCCTATTCACAACGGCAAACTCTACACAGGTGACTAATTTAGCGGCGGCTCTTGAGTCAAACACATCAGGTACAGATGCGACAAGCAAATTTGGCTACTACGAAATCAACGCAGGTTCATATGCGAGACAGTCAATAGCATTTGGAAACGCAGGTGCGTCAACAGATGGCACAATCAGTTCCAACGCAACAGTTTCATTTCCAGTGGCGACAGCCAACTATCAGTCAGCAGGATCTACAGGAAACATTGTGACACACATAGCGATTATGGATGCGAGTTCAAGTGGCAACGTGTTGTTCTATGGTGCTTTGACAACTTCAAAAACTGTATCAAGTGGTGACCAATTCACAATATCATCTGGAAATTTAAGCGTATCTCTTGCGTAATCAAGGAGGTGATCTCCCGTGGCTACCAACAGAACAGTACGATATATTAAATTCGCCAGTAGCAATAGTTCTACCCACAATGGTCCAAGTGGTGTCAACAGCGATGGCGATGTAGGTTCTTACCAAAAACCAACCTTTAGACCCTATGACAGGAGGTCATTGGGCACAGGTGTGGCTTGGAACGTAGGCTCACAGAAAGTCACGCTCACACACGACAATCCAACTTCTCAAACACTTTCAATTAGATTAACAAATGACAATGATGGCAAGGCCATAGGTGCACCAGACTACGGAGGTGGCACTCCTGTCAGTATGTTGATACCATACAGGGGTGTTCCTACCAGCCGTTGTGCGGCTTATGTGCAGACCATTGTGTACTATGTGCAGACTATGATACCCAGTGGTAGTTGCACATCTTATAATATCAATGTAAAGGCAGGACCAGGTAATTGGGATGGTGGACCACCCAGCATCAATCCTGAAGAATTCAATTTCACACAGATCAACAGTTCAGGAAATGGTTTCCGTGGCGAGAAGATCATACCAAAAGGCAGGGGCACACTGTATCATTCAGGAAGTGATTTTGACTTTGACGGACATATAAATCCATTCCTAGTATCAAACATTGGGGACTTCAATTTTTTCAGTCCGCCAGGTTTTGGTTTCAGTGATTGGATACCAACATTTGACAACAGCACGGCCCTAGTTGGTGATGGTACATCAACGGTAGACATAAAAATAACAGCAAATTTTGGTGGTGGCTCAGGTAGTGTCACTTTCTATGCCAATCCAGAACAGGAATTTGACATTAATCAACCAACTACTAGCACGGTTCTACACTATCAAGCATTAGACATCATAATGGATGGCAGTGACAGCGATCACACCATCCCAACAATGACGACAACCAGTACGATGGCTGTGGTCGCCAACCAAGAATTTTTTTTAGATAACCTAACACTTGCAACAACATCAAGTTTCAGTGAAGACAGCGTCAACAAAAAGATATGTCCGCAGACTGATTTAGCAACTACATCAAGTCTGGCAGTGACACCTAGTTTCAAACTTGGTTTCACAAAAACACTAGATGCCACTTCATTGTTCCTGGTATCAACTGCCAATTTAACATTGTTAGACAATGAAACTTTGACTGCCAGCACCAGCCTGTCAGCCACACCAAGTTTCAAGATTGGCACATTAGAAACACTGACAGCCAGCACCAGCACCGCCACAGAGGCTGGTATCAAATTTGATATCACAGGTGATTACATATGGGATTCATTCAATCTAAACACATACTTTGAAGTAGGATACGCCGCTGACAATTTTGCACTTGAAGAAGGTGAATACACTTGGGACTTCTTGGCCACAACAGCCTGGGATGACTGGCCTGTGTCAACTTGGCTTGGTAATGAACAGACCTGGGACAACTGGCCAGATGATGTTTGGGAGACACCGTATGTGTTGAAAACCAATTCTAGTATCACACTTTCACCAACTTTCAAACTTGGTGATGTTGTCACATACACAGGTGCTTTCACATTAGCAGAAGATGTAGCATTGAATCAACCAGCACAGGCCAGTGTTAGTGCAACAACGACATTTGAAGCGACTGCACAAGGATTGTTAGAAGCCAGTGCGGCATTGACAGGTGCATTCACACCTACCTTGTCTGTTGGTTTAAAATTTGCACTTGATGACACACCTATTGCCATAACAGGAGCATTCAACACAATATTGACGGCGAGTGCCATCACAGATACATTCGCTGACATTGATGTTTCTTCATCAATATCAATAACGCCAACTTTCAAACCTGCTGGATTTAGTGACTTCACAGTCACTACAACTACTGCATTAATTCCTTTGTTCAAACCAGGAGGTTTGGCGGCGTTGACTGCATTTGCCAGCACACTACAGGTTGGCAGACTGTTTTTCCAAGCAGATCCTTTCAACACAATCAAGGTTGATGCGGAAACAAGGACGATCGTATTGCCTGTGGAAAATAGACAAACATTGGTAATGGCAGAAAATAGAGTAAATATCGTTAGTGCAGAAACAAGGGCACACCTTGTTCCGCAAGAAACACGGAGTTTAAAATTGAATATACCACCAATGACAAACGCATTTTCAACACCAAGAGTTAGGAGCAATCATTAATGGCAAATTTAACAGGATTCAAAAAAGACAACGATGGTCTTTTCATAACAAAAGATCCAGAGTCAAACATCCAATATGGTCTTGACTTCACGGATTATCTCACATCAGGAGACAGCATTACTGGTACGCCAACGGTGACAATAACAGCACCAACTGGTGACGCAGATCCTTTGGTTCATCCTACCAACGCATCAACGGACATCACAGTCACAGGTGGCAAGTTGGTCAACATAAGATTACAGGGTGGCACCGCTGGCAATGTGTATAACATCCGTTGCAAGATTGTCACAAACAATGGTGACACTGACGCAAGACATTTTAGAATAATATGCGAGGATAAAAGTTTATAATGGACGCACAGAAGAAATCATACAAATTAGATCACGATTTAATTTTTAAATTGGCGTCAATGCACTGCACCTATGAAGAGATAGCAGACTGCGTTGGCACTTCAGTGACCACACTACAGAAGAGATTCAAGAACCTTATAGAGAAGGGCAAGGCTGAAGGTAAGAAAAGTTTGAGAAGAGCACAGTTTGAAAAGGCATTGGCGGGCGATGCTCGTATGCTTATGTTTTTGGGAAAAAATTGGCTTGGCCAACAGGATTCACCAACAGACGAAGAGTCAACGGCACCATTACCGTGGGAAGACAAATAGTCACCATATAATTACAATATATGAAATTATCAACACCGCAACGCAAGGTAGCGGATGATCAAGCCAGATTCAGGGTATTGGTCACTGGCAGAAGATTTGGTAAGACTACTTTGGCAATCAGAGAACTTTGTTATTATGCACGAGAGCCAGAAAAATTAGTGTGGATGATTTGCCCCTCATACAGACAGGCAAAACAAATTGCTTGGGTCAAACTCAAACAGATATTGAAAGACCTACGTTGGGTCAAAAAAATCAACGAAGCAGAACTAACAATAGAACTTAAAAATCAATCTAGGATATGTTTAAGAGGTGCTGACAACAAGGACTCATTGAGGGGTGTTGGTATTGATTTTATGGTGTTAGATGAATGTGCTGATATTGATGAAACAGCCTGGACAGAAGTTTTGAGACCTACACTATCAGACACCAAAGGCAGTGCGGTGTTCTGTGGCACACCAAAAGGTATGAATTGGTTTCACGACCTATACCAGAGGGGACAGGATACAACTGAAAAAGAATGGAGCAGTTATCAGTTCACAACCATTGATGGTGGTTTTGTTGATGCTGGCGAGATTGAACAGGCCAAGAGAGATCTAGATACCAAAACATTTAGGCAAGAATACCAAGCAACCTGGGAGACATATTCAGGAATAATATACTACGGTTTCTCAATGAGTGAGAACGTCAAACACTTTGATGAACCGCTTGACAACAACGTACTTCATATAGGAATGGACTTCAACCTTGATCCTATGAGTGCTGTTGTGGCACACATAAAAAACGGCGTGGTTTATGTGCTTGATGAAATAACGATATGGAGTTCAAACACAGACGAACTGTGCCAAGAGATACATCGTAGATATCCTGGCAAGAAGATATTTGTGTATCCAGATCCTGCATCAAGGCAGAGAAAAACTTCAGCAGGTGGTAGAACAGATTTAAGCATTCTGCAAAATGCAGGCTTCATCTGTAAGGTACCACCAAGGCATATGGCAATCAGAGATCGTGTAAATTCAGTCAATGCCAAGTTATGTTCCGCGTCAGACGAGCGACAAGTATTCATACATCCTTCCTGTAAGAATCTGTTAAATAGTGTTAGCAAACACACATATAAAGAGGGAACCGTGTTGCCAGACAAGACGCAAGGATTTGACCATATGAATGACGCACTAGGATATTTGATTTCATTTCTTTACCCAATCAGGACAGCATACGAAACGGACGAACCCCAAAGGTTCAGTGTTAAAACAGGAGTTATTAGATAATGGCACAAGACATATACGGTTTGACAGGCACACAATTCACAGACGCCACAGGCAACAGCATCAAATTACCTGTACACCAAGACTATGACACATACATCAATCATTGGAAATTTTTAAAGAGAAGTTATCTTGGAGGTGCTGAATACAAGCGAGGACAATACCTCAAGAGATATCAGTACGAGAACGAAGGTGAATACCTTACAAGATTATCACACGCGGCTGAAGACAATCACTGCCGTTCAATCATTCACACATACAACGCATTCCTATACAGACAACAACCTAAAAGAGATTTTGGTTGGTTGGAAGACACACCAGAGGTAGAACAGTTCTTGAAAGACGCTGATCTTGAAGGACAGAGTTGGGAAGCCTTTATGAGAGATGTCAATGTACAGAGTTCAATATATGGACACTGCGTGGTTTTGGTTGACAGACCAGAGACCGTGGTTGGCACTCGTGCAGAAGAGTTGGCTCAGGGCATCAGACCTTTCTGTCAGATCTACACACCAGAGAACATTTTAAATTGGAAGTTTATCAGACAACCAAACGGACATTATGAGATAGCAGAACTTATGTTGTTGGAACAGGATGAGAGACCTTACCAGAGACAGGGTGAATTCTACATCCGTAAATGGACACCAGATGCAATTGAATTATATTCTTACACAGGCGATGATGTCAAAGAACCAATGAAACAGATTGAAACAAGACCAAACAACCTTGGCAAGGTACCAGCGGTATGGTGTTATGCCAACAAAGGTCCAATCAGAGGTATTGGTGTTTCAGACATTTCAGGTGTGGCACAGAGTCAGAGATTCCTTGCCAACCTATACAGCGAAGCAGAACAATTGGTAAGTTTGACTAACCACCCTTCATTGGTTAAAACAAGATCAGTTTCAGCACAGGCAGGAGCAGGTGCAGTTATTGATATGCCAGAAGAACTAGATCCAAATTTAAAACCATACCTACTACAACCCAATGGTGGTAATCTTGAAGCCATACTAAAAACTATGGACGAGACTGTGAAGTCTATTGACAGGATGGCACATATGGGTTCAATCAGAGCGATTGAGACAAGACAGATGTCAGGTGTGGCTATGCAATCAGAATTTTTAATGTTGGATGCCAAACTTTGTGAGAAGGCAAAGAACTTGGAACTATCAGAAGAACAAATATTTAGATTATTCAGTCTATGGCAAGGACAGGCCTGGGACGGAGAAATCAAATACCCAATGGCTTTTCATATCAGAGATAAAAACCTTGATATGGATATAATCAACAAAGCCGCTAGTGCCCAAAGAGATTCAGCCACAGCGACTCCAAATGTAAAATCTATTATTGATCAGAAAACAATTGAATTACTTGCAAAAGATGAAGATGAGATGGAAGAGATGCAGAACCAAATAGCAGACGATGGCCAGCACGATGCAATGACCAATCCATCAGGTATGGTAGCACATATGAGAGAGATGATTGAACAGGGATTGAGCAACGAAGACATCCTAAATCTACATCCTGAGATAGCAAGATATTTTGGAGGAACAGATGGCGGAGTACCAGGGCAGGAAGATAACACTCAATAAACCATTCAGGACACCAGGCAAGTCAAAGAAGTTTGGCGTGTACGTCACAAACAAATCAACAGGTCGTGTGCAGGTGGTTAGATTTGGAGATCCAAATATGCGTATCAAGAAAAACATTCCTGCAAGGAAGAAAAGTTTCTTGGCACGATTTGGAGGCATACTGAAAAAAGTCAAAGGACAGAAATCATTGAGTCCAGCATATTGGAGCATAAGAGCGTGGAGGTAAAAGATGGCAGGCATAAAGTCAAGGAAGGGTCAACAGACAAATCACCAAAAGTACGAGGTGGACGGAAGACCAGTAAGACCTTGCCAAGTGTATCAGCGGAAGACCTCAGGCAATGGCTACACACGGTACGGATCAGCGAACTTCACAGATTCAGGTGAGACCGTGCAAGACAAAAACGGTGTGGCAATACCGTGGAGACAGATTAGATTTGATTAGAAAATTATACAGGATACCAGAGGAGACAGCCAGACATAGGCAGATGAAACAACTATGCCTTGACTATTTCACTCACTACGAGAAATTGATGAAGCATCCAAGCAAGACAAATGCAACAAGGGCCAGAAAGGCCTGTGTGTTGCTGAAAAGAGTGGCACACGCCAGAGGCGTTGAACTGCTAGACTTGTATGCTCCTTCAAGAAATGAGGGACGTCCAGAGAAGTTCCCAACCAAACACAGAAAAGGAGAGACAGATGCACAAAGGCAAGAAGCATAAGAAAGGCTCAAAGTCAGGCAGAAAATCTCCTATGGGTGCTCGTAAGAAAAGTGGCCGTAGGAAGTAAAGACATTGAGAAGTGGATTGGACAGGTTGTTGCTAAAAAGCATAAGGCGAGTGGAGCGGCAATCTGTCCGTTTGCAAAAAAGACTCTTGAAGATAGAAAAATCCAGATCACAATGGCAAAGAAAAATGTGTTGGATCAGATTGTGCATTGTTGTAGCCTTTTTAATATTTTCAATCTGGACATTGTCATCCTTTATTTCACTGACAAGATAACAGAACCAAAACTAAAAAACATCTGTAAACGAGCACACCAACAGAATCCTTTGTTCGCCATAATGTATGACCACCCTGCCAATAACGGACTACATAAAGGTGTATCATTCAGTTATGGCAAAGCGCCTCTGATAATGATACAGGGAATGGCAAAACTGAAACAAGCACAAGAAAAGTTAAAGCAGTCTGGATACTACGAGAAGTGGGACATAGACTCGTTTGAGCAGTTTTACTAATAAATAAACACATAGTGGTAATCCTGCCACGCATAACAATAGGAGGACTACGATGAGTCAAGAACAGACATCGCCAGACGTTCAAACTGCCACTGGGGCAACTGAAACAGTCTCTAACACGATCCAGGACACAGCGGACAATCAACCCGCGAAAGTTTATACACAGGCAGACATTGATGCTGTGGCGGCTGAAGTAAGAAGAAAAGCAGAAGCCAAATACACAAAGAAGTTTGAAGGTATAGACGTTGAGAAATACCAGACATTCTTGGAGAAGGAAGAAGAGCAAAAAATTTCCCAAGCCAAGGAGAAGTCAGAGTTTGAGAAACTGTTGAAGGAGAACGCAGACAAGTTCAACAACAAGATTTCAACACTGACATCTGAACTGACAAAGATCAAGGTAGATGGTGCATTGATTAATGCCGCATCAACCAAGAAGGCAATAAACCCAGACCAAGTCGCAAGGCTGGTTAGGGAGAATGTTAAAATGTCAGAAGCAGGTGAAGTTGAAGTCATTGATCCCAAGACAGGACAGACTAGATACACTGACAATGGTGATCCTCTTAACATAGATGGGTTGGTTTCAGAATTCCTAAACACCAATCCACACTTTGTTCAAGCAGGTCAACCAGGTGGTGGATCTAAATCAAACACTGGCACAGAAGGTGTTCCTCAAGTTGATGTTAATAGTCTGGATATGACAAATCCAGAACACAGAAAGAAATATGCTGAGTGGCGAAAGACACAAGGCACGTTTTAAATTAACAACAATAAAGGAGTCATACTAAAATGACAACAGCAACAACAAACACGACATCATTGAATGATCTGATTGCACCCATCGTACAAGAAGCGATGTTCGTAGCATCAGAGACTGCAATTATGCCAGGACTTGTGAAAAACTTCACAGTTCCTGCAAATGCTGGTAAGGTATTACAAGTACCATTATACGGCACACAAACAATCGCATCAGACGTAGGTGAGAACGCAGAAATATCAATGACTGCAATCTCTACTGACAAGGCTGACATCACTCTTACAGAGGCTGGTATAGCGGCGAAGGTGACTGATATGTCAAGAAATCACTCAACTTCAAATGTTATCGCAGACCTAGGTAAGTTATTTGGTGAAGCGATTGCGAAAAGACACGACAGAGCATTAACGGCTTTGTTTGGTTCTTTCACAAATCAAATCAACGCGGCAACAGACACTCAAAGTGAATTAACTGTGGCGGACTTACACAAAGCATACGCAACTTTAAAAGCGGCTGGTGTACCAGGTCCATACTACGGTGTGTTCACTCCACAGGCTCTGTTCGCATTGAAATCAGGTTTAACTAACACATTCAACAATCCAAGCAACGCACTTGTTGTGACTAATCAGGCAATGTCTGAAGGTTTCATAGGTAGAATTGCTGGTATTGATGTGTTTGAAACATCTAACATCGTAGAGAACTCAGCGACATCTGCCACTTGTGGTGTGTTCGCCAGAGACGCTTTAGGATTAGCGGTGGCTCAAAGATTAAACATTGAGACTCAAAGAGACGCTTCATTAAGAGCGGAAGAAGTAGTAGCATCAACTAGATATGGTGTTTCAGTTCTTCACAACACTTATGGCGTTCAAATAGACGTAGATAACACAATCTAATAAGAGGGTTTATCTTGCTCATAATTGGGGCCAGTGGCAACATTGGCCCCTTTTTTTACGACTATGATTGTTTGGTTCAACGGACACAGTCAGCGACAATACCTGGACCTGCCCAAGCGAGGTTTTGAGATTGGTTGCAATTACATCAGGCGTGTTAGGCCTGTTGATTTTGTTGTGGCCTATGATCCAGATGTAATCAATAAAATTGACAGAGAACAAGGCATAGTATATTACACACGGCCTGATTATGCTGTTGGTGATCAATGGCTAAAGATAGGTGAACAACCAGTACAAGGCTTGAACAGTGGTTGCCTTGCAGTGCTACTTGCCACAAAACTCACACACAAACCTATCTACATACTAGGTTGTGACTGGGGACTAAATTTAAAAACTGTGTTTGACTACGGCAAAGGTGAACAACGCAAATACAACAATCAACAGAAAAAATTTATAAAACAATTGGCTCAGCATCAAGAAATAGTAGTGGTTAATGATCAAAAGGTTGATGTGCCAGTGGAGATAATAACATCTTCGCAGTTCCGCAATAAATACTGATACACAAGGTAGGACCTTGTAGAAACTAAAAGAAGGACTTTTACAATGGCGACATTCGCAACAGATACAGACCTTTTGGAGTATGCTCCAGACATCAAGAAATACGGCATACAAGATTGGTCAGCACAGCACGAGAAAACTTACGACGACATAATCAGACTACTGAATATAAAATGGTGGCCTACAACTGGATTTTCAAGATATGATATATCAGTGCTTGGAGGTAGCGAGAAACTATCACCCAGCAGATTGAATTCAGGACAATTTACCAGGGCCGCAGTATATCACACTCTTGCATATTACATCTATCCTAAACTTTCAACATTTGAACCTGATGGAGATTCCTTCAGAGAACAGATGGGTTTTTACAAGGCAAAGTTTGAAGAGGAATTTGATTTAATATTGAAAGACGGTGTCCACTATGACCTAGATTCATCAGGCACATTCACGGACAGTGAGAAACAAGCATTTTATAAAGGTAGATTGATTAGATAATGTCAGCAAGAGAAGATATAGCAAACAACATAGTTGAACAGTTGGAGAATATGACTGACCCTGCTCCAGGCAAGGTATCAAGAGTTTTCTTTGACATTCAAAAATTAGCAATTACACAATTTCCTGCGATACTGGTTGTGACAAACAACGAGACACGAACAGATGTCAGTATGACTGCCAGAGAAGGGGTCATATCATATGAATTGAGATGCTATGTCAGGGGCACAGAAGTTGACACCTTAAAGAATGAAATAATAGAAAGAATTGAAGAAACCTTAGAGGTATCCAGAGACAGAGATATCACTATCAGCACATCAAATATTCACAATGTCAAAACACAGATATCAAACATAGATGTAATTGAGAGGGAACTGCCTCTTGGTGAGGTGGTTGTCACTGTGGATGTCAAATATCAATACAAAAAAGGAGTCTTATAATGCCAACAGAAATGTATAAAGGACAAGATTCAGAACTCGTTGATGCGAAACAAATGCAACAACGACTGAAAGACGGATGGACCTTTACTCCGTCAAACACTGCCAAAGGACGTAAAGATAAAATCAAAGCGTCTGCGGTGGTCAACAACAAACCAGATCTTGACGGTCCAAAAGATCTAACAACACAGGAGAAATAAGATGGCAACAAATTCAGCATCTTATGATGGACAGGCTGGAGTAGTGAAGTTTGACGTATCAGGATCGCCAACGGCGGTTGCAGAAGTTAGATCTTTTACTATAGACCAGGAAACAGCGACAGTTGAAAAAACTAAAATGGGAGACACTTCAAGAAGTTATCTGCCAAGTTTAGCACAATTCAGCGGTACGATGTCTGTATTTCACAGAGACGATGACGCGGCTCACAATGCGATATTTTTATCAGCACAGGGCGGATCAGCGGCTACAATTGAAGTATATCCATCAGGCGAAACAACAGGTGTCAAATTATCAGGCGAGATCTTAATCACAGGTGATTCAATCACGTCTAACTTTGATTCAATGGTAGAGAGAGAAATCTCTTTCCAAGGTAATGGTGCATTAACTAAAACAAGTCTATAATGAAGATTAGTATTAGGGTGTCACCCCAAGCACAAAGAGTTATCTCTGGTCTTAAAACGGATTTGGCCAAGAAGGTACGCTCAATATCCAACGACCTCTTCAAATCGTTGAAGAAGTTCACACCAGTACGTTCTGGTCGTGCAAGGAATGCCTGGAAGAAAAAAGATGGTAGATTTAAATTTACCATAAGGAACAATGTTCCTTACATAGGCAGACTTGACGATGGATATTCAAACCAATCACCTAAAGGCATTACACGACCAGCCGTTAGGGAGGTTGCTAACAAATATAGGAGAAAAAGATAATGTCAGCAACAGACAAAATAAAAACTCACTTCCAATCAGCGATTGGCGGTGATATGCAAAAAATAAAAGTTGAAGAATGGGATATGGAGATCTATTGTAGAAAAACATACTCATTCAAAGATGAACAACGGATCATACAACTACAGAGCGAAGGCAAAATAGTTGACAGTCTTGTTGAAAGTCTTGTGATTAAGGCCAGAGACGCAGATGGGAAAAGGATATTCACTGACGCGGACAGATTGACTTTGATGAATGAGGCTGACCCCGCGGTTATTACGAGGGTGGTAGGTCAGATCAACGGTGCAGGGCCAAGAACCCTTACGCCAGTTGAATCTGCAAAGGAATCCATTCCAACCCAGAGTTAAGACTCCTTTTGGTGTTGGCGGACAGGCTCAAAAAGGGTCTGAAAGAAGTAATGGAGTTCACTACCGTTGAACTTGAATTGTGGGCAGGTTATCTTCAACTTGAAGCAGATGCAAACAAGAAGCATATGCGTGATATGAAAAGGAAGAAAAGATAATGGCTGATGCAAACATAGTCTTAAAAGCGGACAGTAGGCAGGTCCAACAGGCAACTAGAAACCTTGACAAGATGAGGGGTAGCCTTGGTGGCCTAGGTACAGCGGCTAGATTAGCGGCAGGTGCCTTAGTTGGTATAGGAATAGGCAAGTTTGGCAAGAGCGTCATTGACGTTGGTAGACAGGTTGAGAACCTGCAGACCAGATTCAAATTCCTTTTTGGATCAGCAGAAGAAGGTGCCAAAGCATTTGACACATTGAGCAAGTTCGCAGGAACGGTTCCTTTCACACTAGAAGAGATAGCGGCCGCATCAGGAAACTTGGCGGTTGTATCAAAAGACGCAGAAGCACTAGGTAAGAATTTAGAGTTGACTGCCAACGTGGCGGCCATATCAGGACTTGACTTCAGGCTTGCAGGAGAACAGATCCAGAGAGCATTGTCAGGTGGTATATCTGCCGCAGACCTTTTGAGAGAAAGAGGTATCAAGGCCTTACTTGGTTTCAAGGACGGAGTCAAGGTCACAGCAAAAGAAACACAAGAAGCCTTTGACAGGGTATTTGGACCAGACGGTGAGTTTGGTGGCGCCGCTTCAGCGTTAGCCACAAACCTAGATGGTTTACAATCAATGGTACAGGATAAGTTCTTCAACATAAGAAAGATCATATCTGAATCAGGGCCATTTGATAGATTGAAAGCGATCGTTGGTACACTAGATAAAGCATTGACAGACAACTTTGCCAATATAGAAAAGGCCGCTCAGGGATTTGGACAGGCCATAGTAGATAATTTTGAAAAACTATTGATTGGCACAGCAGTGGCTCTTGATGCACTGAAACCAGTCACAGACTTCCTACAGAGATCATTCAACAACATAGTCACAGCGACAAACAGCCTACCAGGCTACATCAAAGCATTAGGTGTCATTGGTTTCCTTGCACTAGGTATCAAAGGCAAATTGGTGGTTGCAGTGATTGGTGCAATATTTGACAAAGTGGTTGATATGTTCGCAGGTGTAATAGATTTCATAGCGAGACAAGGTAGCAGGATAGCAGGTGTTATGGATGCACTTGGTATGGACGAGACAGCGGCAAAATTACAAAACAGCGTCAACAAGATGAGTTCAGCCGCAGACAAATTAAGGAAAAAATTTAAACAGACAGGTGACACCACAGAAGACACCACTGATGAAATTGGTCTAATGATCAAGACACTTGACGAAAACGAAGATGCCTACGATGGCAATCTCAAGAAGATGTTGTTATACATCAAGTCTTTGAGAGAGATGGAGTTGGAACAGGCGGCAGTGGTCAAGAAAGTAGACGAGACAAGAGAAAAATTAAAAAAAGAAAATGAACAATTAAAAGACACAACAACAACAATACAAAAATACAGAGATGCACTTGGCAAGGTTTTTGATGAGGCACAAGAGAAGTTCAATGGCATAACTGAGGCTGTCAAATTAACAACTAATCTATTCAGCACAATGAAAAGAGGAATTGGTGATGCTTTCGCAGATGCATTGTTAGGAGCAAGAAGTCTAAAAGAATCATTAGGTGATCTTGCAAGGAATGTTCTAAGGCAACTTATATCTGGTTTGATCCAGATAGGTTTACAGGTTTTTGTATTTGATGTGTTGGCACAAAAAATTAGAAATGCAAGAAATGAAACAGACAAATTGACAAGTGCCCTGAAACGACAGGCATTGATCAAGGCGGCGATGAGTTTCATACCTGGAGGTAGTTTCTTTGGAGGCTTCTTCGCAGATGGAGGACGAATACAATCAAATCAATTTGGTGTCGTTGGAGAAGCAGGTCCAGAAATTGTGGCAGGACCCGCAAACGTCACACCACTAGAAGATGTGGCAGGTGGCGGTTCAACAAACGTCACGTTCAACATCAGCACGATTGATGCCACTGACTTTGACACACTACTAACTACAAGACAAGAACTCATACTAGGTTTGATCAATAGAGGTCTTGCTGAAAGAGGCAAAAGGAGTTTAACAGCATAATGTCAGGCACATTTCCACTAACAACAGGTTTCACAACTTTAGATTTTACGAGCAACACCAACACGAGGACGTCAGTGAGCGTATCTGGCAAGACACAGAGATTACAGACTGGGTCTCAATACTGGAGTTTCAGTCTGCGGTCGCCAAAGAAAGACAGGGCAGATGCAATGGTTGATTATTCTTTCTTGGTCACACAGAATGGACAGGCAGGAAGTTTCACCATAGTACCACCTGTGGTCACAGATGCAAGAGGCACAGCGAGTGGTACACTTACAAATGATGCCACGGTTGCGGCAGGACAGAGTGCGTGTCAGACAGACGGTGGTTCAGGCACACTGAAGAAAGGTGATCTAATAAAATTTTCAAATCACACGAAGGTGTATATGGTCATTGCAGACGCAACCATATCAGGCACAAACGATGCTATCAGTTTCTTTCCACCTTTGGTGACAGGCATAACGAATTCAACAACTATAACCTATGATGATGTACCATTCAAAGTTCATCTAACAGGTGACAACATCAAGATTGCCACAACAACAGATGGCAAATTCCAATATGAGTTCAAAGTTAATGAGGAGATCTAATGAGCAGACAATTAGCATCTTCTTTAGAAACTAAATTAGGGGCCACAAGTGTATTTGGTGTAGATCTAATAGAACTACATCTTTCAACAAGCCTATATTTCACCAGTTCAAACATAGACATAGATTATGACAGTGCGACTGCACCTGATTCAGGAACCAACACTTACCTTGCACAGGGACAATTCTTATATTTTGGCAACATTGTAGAAAGTTCAGACCTACGTGTGGGACAGGTTGATCTCACATTCACAGCAGTGGACACCACAACAGTGGCATTGTTGTTGAACAACAATTATATGAACAAGAGGGTGGTGATTTATAGAGCCATTCTAGACAGTGATTACAGTTTCACTTCAGATGATGTGTTCACAGTTTTTGATGGCAGGATAATGAATTATAGTATCAGAGAAACAGAATCAACAGCAACAGTGACGATGACTGTGGCCAGCCTTTTCGCAGACTTTGAAAGAAAGAACGGCAGGAGAACAAATGATACCAGCCAACAGAGAATTTTCAGTGGCGACCTTGGTATGAACTTCTCCGCTGAGATAGTAAAAGATATAAAATGGGGTAGGAAATAATGGAGTTTAGAGACTTTCACATAAAAGACTTTGAAAAATTCAACCAATTGGCCTACAAGGCAGTTTTTGAACGTGGCTTTGTTGACACAGAATTTGACAAACAGAATTGGAACACACACTTGAAAAGATTGGTTGTTCTGAACAGCAACATCGTGAGATGTGTTTGGATCAAAGATGAGTTGATTGGTTTCTATATCCTACAACTGCACAACCTACCTTGGAATCATAGAACACAATGTCTATTCACACTGATACATCTTGCAGGTGACTACAGAACAAAAGAGATATATGCGTCTTTATTCAGAGATGCACAGGCAGTGGCACAGGCGAACAACTGTGAGAAGATCCAGACCACAGACCAAAGTATTCTGTGTGACAACAATACCAAATTAAATTTATTACACGGTCAAGACTATAACCAAATTGACTTTGTTTGGGAGAAAAAAATTAATGAATAAGCAAAGGTACCCAAAAAGTATTCTTGACCCTTATACAGGCGTCTGTGTTGGAGCAAACGCCATTAAAAGCATTACTAATGATGTGATTGAATTCTATTTGCAGTTTGATCGTTATAATCATTTGACCTATGTTGATCTATGGCAACACATTCATCCTTCAATCAAGAATGCTCAATACAAAGTTTTCCAAACCAACGGAGAGATATGGGGATTTGCCAATTGGGCATATATGAACAATCAGGTGCTTCACAAGTTCACAACAACAGGTAAGATACACACATTGGACTGGATGACAGGTTTCAACTTATGCTATATTGATTTCGTGGCATCACGCGATGCGTTCTATGTAATGAAATGGTTGAAAAATCACAGTGTAAGAATGATGGGTGCTAACAGACCTATCTATTGGGCAAGATCTGACAAATTTAAAGTTAAAAGAATTACAAAACAACACACAAAAGGACATTGGCTATGGGCGGAGTAGTAAGATCAGTCACAAAAGCAGTTAAGAGTGTGGTCAAGGGAGTTGGCAAGATTGTCAGCAGTGTGGTTTCAGCGGTCACTTCACCTTTTGGCGCCAGCACAGATGTACCAGACTACGACATAGGACAAGATCAGACAGAAGCGATCCAAGGTGTTCTAATCAATGACGAGGGTGCTGTCAAAGACATTCCTATCGTGTATGGTGAGAGGCAAGTTGGTGGCACGAGGGTGTTCACATCAACAAATGGATCAACCAATCAATATCTATATGTTGCAATGGTGTTGAGTGAAGGTCAATGCAACGCAATGACCAAACTTTTCATAGACAACAACGAAGTCACAATGAGTTCTTACGCACACGGTGTACAGGCCACAGTGGGATCAGGTAGATACAAGGACAGATTAAAAACACAATTTTTTGATGGCAGAGACGACCAGACTGTGTCAACACTTCTACAGGAAGCACCAAACTGGACAAGCAATCATAGATTGCGAGGACTGTGTTATCTCGCAGTGAGATTTGAATGGAAGAAGATTGAAACACAGGCTGACGCAGACAACAATCCTTACTCAGGAGGCATACCACAGATCAGGGTGCAATTACAAGGTAGGAAGATCCTAGATGTCACAGGAATAAATCCTGCTTCGTACAGCACAGCCTACGCATCAGACACGGTGGCATATTCCAAGAATCCTGTCAACGTATTGGTTGACTATCTACGGAATGACAGGTACGGCAAGGGATTGGCCAACGATGTGTTTGACTGGACCAGTTTCAAGTCAGCGGCTCAACAATGTGCCCAGACAGTGACCTACGCAGACAGTTCTTCAGGCACTGCTTTCACTTGTGATGGCGTGATAGACACAGCCAACAACATAATGAGCAACTGTAAAATCCTATTGGCAGGTTTTAGAGGCATAATGCCATACCAACAGGGACAATATTTTTTAAAGGTAGAAAATGGTGGTGATGACACAGACATCACGGCCACACCTGCTTCACCAAGCACTGTTTTCACAGTGACCAATGATCACATCATTGGCGGTATGCAGATAGAGGGCGAATCCAAACAACACAAATGCAACAGGTGTATCGTGACCTACATTGACGCCACAGCAAACTTTGAACCCAACGAGGTGTCTTTTCCTGCGGCAGGTAGCAGTGATGACAGCACATTCCTCACACAGGACAACAACATAAGATTGGAGAAGAGGGTCACACTGCCTACGATAGCAGACAGAAAGATAGCAGAGCAGTATGCTCGTGTGTTCGTGAGGAGATCACGTTCAGAGAAGTTGGTCAGTTTCGCCACCAACCTGGCAACATCAAACACAGCGGTTGGAGATCTCATAACGGTACAGAATTCAAACTTGAGCCTTGACGCAGTGTTCAGGATTATGGATATGCGTATCAACACAGCAGGCAACATTGAGATCACAGCATTGGAACACCAATCAGGTGCCTATGCAATAGATGCCTCTGGCACAGACTACACAAGGCCCACAACCAGCCTACCTGACCCATTCACAGTGGCGGCACCATCAGGTCTCGCACTGGCTTCAGGTTCAGCACAAAATTTAAATGTCAACAGCGGCGGATACACCACATCAAACAGCACGGTGGTACGACTCAAGGCCAGTTGGACAGCATCCACTGATCCTTTCACAACAGAATACATCGTGCAGTTCAAGTTGAGTTCAGATTCTACATTTACCACAGCAGGCATAACCAATGACACAGAGTTTTTCATACAAGGTGTCCTAGTAGGTAGCAACTACGACGTGAGGGTTGCCGCGAGAAATGAGTTAGACAGAAGGTCAAATTTTGTAGCAGTCACTGGACACACCATAGCCACATAATGCAACAGATCAAGTTCCTTGATCGTGTACGACAATTTGGCTATTGGCGTTGTGATCATCAAAACCCAGCAGGCAAAGGCAATCCAAAATGTCCTGGTGATCCCTGGCACAGTTGCACCTGGTTCTACCATCACAACCATCGTGTGAAGACACACAAATTGGAAATCAAAAAGACCATTAGGCAGTTTTGGTGATTTTGGTGCGTTGACAACCAAACCGCAGACCAAACCTTACCAACCAAACCAATAACCGTTGACATTTCAGGTGTTTAGCATATATACTTGTGAATATGGCAAGACAATTACAGCCACGGCACACATAATTTCCCAAACTGGAGATCATAATGGCAAGGGTCTCCCACCAGCGACAAAGTTGTATCCTGTCGCACAAACGGTGGCAAACGATACCTGAAGGCACGGTGACATAGGCAAGCGGTCCGTGAAAAGTAGGTGGATGCAATTCTTGTGGGACTAATCAAGTCGCAGGAGGACGGCGTAGGACAACGAGAGAAGTCCTATTGCCGTTCTTGTGAGTTCAAAATCAAGACGAAGTCAATGAAGATGAGCACAGCGAATCTTCAGGTGGCGACTGCCGCCTTTATAAATACGAGTGCGTTGGGGTGTTGTCTTTACACTCCTTGCAGAATGTTTGACTTATAAGTCACCCAAACGCAGTTCGTTCTAATGACATTTAGAACCCCTAGGCGTGGAGAGGTTCCATTCAACATATTGCCATATTTTGATCCCCTCTCCACACCTCTCAAAGTAGATCTAAACCACACGTTGTATCGCACCAGGTTGACTAGGTTGATATGTGTGCTACAATCATACAATGAAGAATTACAAGTTAGCCCCCGTGAAAAGTCTAAAAAATATGTATGCGTCCGTTCACGGACAAGGCTTCCCCAAGCAACAAAAGGCGGACACATACAGATCAGCGAGTAGTATGTGGGAGGAAAGTGATGGTGGCAACCAGGCACTAGAAATGAGGACGCGATCATATCAATGGGCCCCCTGCATACGAAACCTGATAGAAAAACCCCCATATTATGCGACTTTTTAGGAGGTTGACACATATAGATCCTGTGTTATTATTAAAACTTATGCAGGGGAGTGCTAATCCGCTTTGATCCTGTAGATAAAACTTTTTCATATAGTTTTATCTTCTTTCGCAGGGCCCCCTTAATTGGGGGCTTTTTTTTGCCCATTTTATGCGACTTTTTGCCAGGTTGACGCTATCCTATGCCGTGTTATAATGAAGTATGTTTAACCAGATATCAACACTAACAAAAGGGAGGATATAGATGGGACAGGCAAAGAGAAAAATACCTTTCCTGAAGAAATTGGCAGAGAAATTGTATCGTGAAAGACGAGCGACAGCAACAGGCGTTGGCGTTGAAGATCTACGAGAGATAGGCCTGCCAGAAGATGAATGGCAATGGATCAAGCAAGAAATAATGAGATTAGACAAGGAGCCAGCATAATGCCAGAAAGTGTTGTATTTTTACAACACCTGGCCAGGTTGACGCAGTTGGAACCTGTGTTATAATGAAGTATGTTTAATTTAATAAAACTTATACAAAAAGGGAGGATATAGATGGGACAGGCAAAGAGAAGAGGCAGTTTAGAAGACAGGATACGACAGGCAACAATGCCCAGTTTCCACAGGGAACTGAAGACCAAAGTCACGGCAGGTGCATTGAAGATCACATATGATCGTTCAGGTCTAACAGATCAACAATGTAAATTCGCAGACGACGGCATCGCAGGCTTGATGCCGCAACAACACAAATGGGGTGACTTTAAACATCTACGAGGCACGGTGCATTTTGGCACCGCCAAAGACTGTGGCGCTATGATGGTGGAATTGACGAAGAAGCAGTTGAAGGAGTGGCCAGCACTGGTACAGGAATACAAGGATATGTTCTTGTCGCAGTATTGGGCGACCACAAATCAACCAGTGCATATCAGCAAAACCTATTTGGACAAGATCATCAAAGGCACGGCACCACAACCAATTGGCGCTAAATTGTCAGATGTGCCAGCGAATCCATACACCAATTTCGCGGTAGCAGTGGCCTACACACATAGATCAATGCAGGTAGCGAAGCAGAGTATTGGTGACCTATGTCCGCCAGAAGCAACGCCAGGCAACAGCCTATACAACACTGAATTCATCGCAAAGGTCAAAGAAGCATTGTCATATCTGGGCACCTATGTCAAATGTGATTGGCAACCTGGTAAGATGATCACAACCAGATTAGAGAAAGCAGATCTACAATAATTGACGACAGATAGACCCAGGTTGCGACAGCAGTTGCGTAAACGGTTGTAAGGATTGAAAGTGTGTTGTGGCACCATATATGGCAGGGTTTAGGCATCGTATGACACGGTGAAGGCCGCCCCTGGAAATCAATCTGTAAAAACCAATTTACCAAGCCAATCTGGTCCATATGGTGTGCATCCACCGTTCTCACCGCTCTTTTACCGTGCATTTACGGTTGACACAATGGCGATTTGTGTTAATATATTAATATAATCCTACCGTTCTGACCAAATTATCA